CTGTAACTAAAATGGGCGATGTAGAATGGAAATCCTTATCACAAGTCCAATTTTTGAAGAGATCGTTCAGATTTAGACCAGATATTGGAGCGTACGTAGCTTGTCTATCTATGAAAACAATATCTAAGATGTTGGTCATGCGTGTTAAAAGTTCTTTAACCGAACGTGATCATGCTGCGGAGATTTTAACTAATGTTATGCGTGAATTAGCTTATTATTCCAAAGAAGAATATGATTATATGTATGCGCGTGTTTACACTGTCGCTCATAAATATAATCTTTTATCAAACTCTCATTTAGTATTAAATACTTATGAGTTTTATGCTGACCTAATGAGATTAGGTCATTTTTCTACTTGGCAACCAATTGCAAGTAGCGCTGCAGAGCGAGGAACTGGAAAACTGCAAAGTTTAATGTCGTCAGATAAAAGAATTGATTTAAAGCCCATCATTGATGAGGCAACAGCTATTATAAAACCTGTGCAAACAGTAGTGAATGAATTAGGAATGTTTCATACCGCTACCAATACACAGTTCTCCGGAGCAAGATCCGGAGCGCCCGTAAGGGCAATGCCAAAAGCTAACCTAGGTGATTTCATGTTGCGTAAAACACAAATCGCTAGTGGAGTTTTGGCTACTACAGATGTCACTATGACATCTTTGATTTCTTTGGATCCGATCAAAGAATATTTAGAAGACGCAGCAGTGGCAGATAAAACAGATGCGTATTACCTGTTTAGGAGTACTATGAAATTGTTTTTATCTGTTGTTGCTCCTCCGGGAGCTTTTGGAATGTATATTCTTGCATGCGTTCCCCAGGGTGTTAGACAAGATGTGGCTGATGTTAGTATAGCTTTGAATGTCGTTAATGCTCTATCTTATCCACACATTGTTATAGATCTATCAACTTCTACTGATGGAGTTATAACTTTGCCTTGGGTACACTGGAACGATTATTGTATTTTAGATGATTCTACAACAAGTGAAGGGTACACAGGAATGTGGGCTTTGCGTTTATTTTGTTATCAACCTTTAGCTTCGGGAATTGGAGATGATACTCCTACTGCCAGTTTTCGAATTTGGGTGTCTTGTGATACAGATTATGATATGACAATTCCCTACGCACAGATGAAATCGTCATTTGATGCTACAAGAAATGATGTCAATTCTAAAATAGACAATTTTCGAGATGATATTAATTATCAATCGGAGAATATCACTGGATTAAAACCATCTGGAATAGCTGGTGCTATTTCAACTGGAGCGGGAGCTATTGGAGCAGCGGTACCCTTTTTAGCTCCTTTTGCTGCACCTATTTCGGCTATAGCGGGTGTAGCTAGCGCAGTATTGTCATGGTTTGGATTTACTAGAACAACAGAACAACAAACTCCCACTGTTGTTGTACAACGTCCTTATTCAAATGTCGCTAACATGGATTGTAATGATACTAGTGAGATAGCTGCTCTTTCGTGTACGAATTCTATAAGTTATGACCCAAGAATAGTATCACATACCGCTGAGGATGAATCGGCGTTTAATTATTTATTTCAGAAATGGGTTCACATTGGAAGTGTTGAATGGGCATTAGATGCCGAAGCTGGAGATTCGTTAATTAGTTTTCCGGTTACTCCTTTTATTACCAAGTATGGAATGGAGACTGGAGCACGATTTCCAGCTGGAGGATTTATTGGATTTCCTATGGAGTATTGGATGGGGGATATGGAATATATGGCATATATACCTTTTTCAAAATTTCATAGAGGAGTTTTGCAAATCTCATGGGCTCCAGAAGTTCAAGCAGTTGCAGGAGATATTACAAATTTACGTTTTAATCACGTAATAGATTGTGGTATAGGAAGCATTTGGAAGTTTACAGTGGGTTATGCTAACGCTAAGCCAGTGTTGAATTCATTTCCACATCTGTTTAATGCAGCGATAATGTCATTGCAAGGAGCAAATGGATTTGTAAATGTTTCAGTTGTTAATCCTTTAGTAGCACAGTCTGAAACAGCTTCAACAAATATTTTCTTCTTTGCACGTTGTATGCCTAATATGGATTTTTCTGTTCCTAGGACGTATTTTAATTACTTAACTGATGAAGGGACAGTTACTTCTGTTGTGGATTTTTCGACTGGATTTAAATTACAAGCAGGAGTTTTAGGAGATGATATACCTAATGAGAATTCTTTTGCTTTAGTTCAAGGTACGAATTTTCCTGTTAAAGAAGTTTGTTCTGGGGAACATATTGATTCAGTACGTGCATTATGTCAAAAGTTCTCACCATTATTGAGTATTTCAAGGGGAGTTTGTCCTTTTTATTCACGATATGTGTTGAACCATATACCTTGGTTCCCGAGTGCGGATCAGTATCGTGAAATTTATCCCCTTAATTCCACATCAGACTCGCAAAATTTTACATGGTTTGGATATTATGCTGCCTTGTTTATAGGATTAGCGTGTAGTACAAGATATAAGTTATTGAATACAACATCTTTAACTCAACCTCTTGGAGTTTCACATGCTACTACACATGTAGGTCTTAACACACAATCTATAATTGAAAATGCTCATATTTCAAGCGTATGTCCTATATGGAGTCCACAACCTGGAGAAGGAGTGGAAATAACAGTTCCATATTATCATAATAAAAAGTATCTTCTAACTTCTAAACAGAATGATCCAGTAGCTATCATGGTTGGTACTGTTTCAGGAAGATTAGATGTTATAGATATTCCTTTAAATCCTTTTCCAACTGTTGATGCCAATCAACAGTATAATACAATAGTTGGATATGTCGCAGCTGGACCTGATTTAAGGTTCCATCTGTTTAGGACAATTCCGGCTATAGTGTCGTCAGGCACCCAAAATCTTGGACCGAGATTTGCGGAAGACGTCACACCACCTGGGTAATGGTTAAATTACCAAATTTATAATTTTCTGTATCATCAGATAATTTCAAAAAAAAAAAAAAAAAACAGACCGGAGGGGCACACGGCGGAACTCCAGACACCAGACCATCGCTTT